TCGCCGCCTTCGACGGGCGGCATATCTTCGCGGGTGCGGGCGTCGTTGATCGTGTAGAACCCGGCGTTGATCGCCTTCTGATAGGCGTCGAACCGCGTGTCGATTTCGGTGCGGAAAAGATTGTCCAGGTCGAATTCGACGAAATGCGCGTCGTCGAGTTCGAAGCCTTCGCGCAGGCGCGATTCCAGGGCTTCCAGGTGCAGCTGCAGGCAGCCGCTGTAATAGGTGCGCTGCAGCTGTTCCGAATTGCGATAGGTCACCTTCGACAGATCGCCCAGCATGAAGCCCGGCACGCGGAACACGCGGGCGACATCTTCGACCGTCCATCGCAGCTGATCGATCAGCTGCGCGTCGTCGGGGTTCACGCTGGCGGTGCCGTCGAATTTCAGCCCTTCGGCCAGCACCGCGATTTTCCCGATGTTGCCCTGCCCGTAGTTTTTTTCCCATTCCGCTTTCAGGCGCTGGGCCATCGGTTCATTGATCTTTCCCGGCGCGGAAATCACCCCGCCCGGTCGCGACATATTTCCGAAGAACGCCTGCGAGTTCTGGATGATGTTCAGCCCGACCGCCGCCGACATCGCGCCCGCGACCAGCGGCGTCGATCCGACCAGCGGGTGCGTAATCGGGTTGATGCGGTGATGAATGATTTCGCTGGCGGGCACGACGACTTGCCGCCCGGCGCTGATCCCCTGCAGGCGCAGGTCGCCGCCCAGGGCATAGAACACCATGCCGTCGGGCGCGATCACCGGCTGCACCTGACGCGGGTCGAGCGGATACAGCGCGTTGATGACGCCGCGTGCGTCGCGCCGTTTCAGCAGGTAGGCGTTCCCCGATGACAGCGCACTGATCATCACCGACTGAATCAGTTCCAGCTGGGTTTGATAGTCGTTCGGGCGGCGCAGCAGCAGCGTGATCGGGTGACGGCTGGCAAGCGTGCGCGTGCCGTCGTCGGCGTCGCGCTGCCACAGCTGCAGGCCCAGCTTCGCGACATCGCCGGAAATGATCGTGATGCAGGCATACACGCCGGAAAACGCCAAGAGCGACGGATCGTGACAGCTGATGTCGCGCTGCCAGGCACCGGTATGCGGTTCGCGAATCACGGTGCCCAGGGTGTGCCCGCGCCCCCAGCCCGGCCAGGTCGGCAAGAGGCTGCCCGCCCAGCTGCGCAGCCGCATCGCGATCGAGTTCGCCATCACAGCACCCGCCAGATCACCAGGCGTCGCGCATGACTGCGCGGGTCGGTCGCCTTTTTCACGCGCCCGGTATCGTGCAGGAAATCGTTCCGCGCCAGCGCGTGCGTCACCGCGCCCCAGGCGTTTTCGTGCGGCGGCGTCGGCAGCCCGGCTTCGATCAGGCGCAGGCGAATATCTTCGCCGGTCACTTCTTCGCCCCGCGTGAACAGCTTCGGAAACATCGCAGCCGCCAGCCCCGCCCAGGTCAGGTCATGATCGATGACCCGCGCCATGCCTTCATTGCGCAGGTCTAGGCCCAGCTGCACGCCGCGCAGGCCCATCGGCGGGGTTACTTCTTTTCGCGCAGCAGATTGCGCCAGCTGCCGCCGGGGCACACATCGGCGACGTTCGCGTTCGCGGGCGTATAGGTGCCGCCCATCCCGTCGCACAGTTCCTTCGATTGCCCGGTCACTGTCGCGCCGACGACGAAAAGGCCCATCAGCGACAGCACGACCAGGATCACGGTTCCGAGTTCGTGCAGCTTCATCGTTCAGTCTCCCGGTTGCATGTCGCGCCGCCGATACTTGCGCGGCGATTTCAGAGGTTCCGCAGCAGCTGCGGCTGCGGTCGGCGGCCCTTCGGAATTCATCGCACGCACCGCCAGGTTTAGCGCGATCAGTTCGGCGACTTCATCAGGATGGGCGTCGAACGTGTCGCCGATATAGAGCCGCCGCCGGTCATAGAACTGACCGGTGATTGCCCGCATGCGAACGCGTTCGCCGCCCATTTACAGCCCCCGCCTACAGCACGACGGGGCCGATCTTTTGCACGGCTGCATCGCGGCGGCGCATCCAGTAGCGATAGATTTCCGCCTTGATCCCCAGCATGTTTTGCTGCCACAGCGAAACCCCGCCCGCTGGCGGCGTCGCCGGGGCGCTGTCCAGCTGCAGCGTTGCTTCCCGCGACACATCGATCGTCACCGGGCCGTCATCGGCCAGCAGAATTTCGCTGGCGTCGATCAGCCCGATCGATACGGTGTCGGGATCGGGCGCGACGACATCGACGACCGGCATGTTCGGGGATGCCAGGAACGGAACCCCCAGCAGCTTGCCGTCTTTCATTTCGTCTTTGAACGCGAACACATCCTGCGCGGTGCGCAGCAGGCCCAGCTTCGCCGCTGTCGCGGTGTGCATGAGCCAGTAAGGCGCACGCATCGGCACGCCCGCTTGCGTCATGGCGCTGATCGCAGCGCCCAGCGCGTTCGTGATATCGGCGACCGTGATCACGCCCGCCGCCCCGACCGGGATCGCGACGACCCCGTTAAAGATGCCGCCAGGGGAAACGCCCGCGACCGGCGGGTTATCCGACACGAACCATTTGTCGAGAAATTGCGCGATCGTGTCGATCAAATCCTGACGCACCAGCCCTTCGGCAGCAGGCGATGAAAACCGCGCCAGTTCTTCGGTGATGACGACGATCCCCGCGACTTTCGCCCAGGGGAACGTCACCGAATCGAACGCGAGTTTCGAAACCGGCTTCGACAAGCCTTCGCCGACCCAGCCGACCGTCGAACCGGCGGTTTGGCGGGGAATGCGGATGTTGAACGGCACGCGGCGGAATCCTTCGATCCGCCCGATGAACGTCTGCGGGCGCAGCAGTTCGATGAATTCCGACGCCATGTTCGTGTATTCGACCAGGGGTTTCGCCCAGGCCGGGTCGGTCGTCGTGCCCGCTGCGACGGCGGCCCGCAGCACGATTTCGACTTCGGGCGTCGAGTCGCGCCAGCGTTTCGAGAATTCCAGCGCCTGATACAGATTGCCTTTCGCCAGCGCGATCGCGCCGACGTAGCGCGTGAACGCGGTTCCCTTCGGCAGATTGCGGTTGATCACGATCGGCGCGGCGGGGTTCGCCGGGTCAACCTTGATCGGCAGCGCCTTCGCGGCTTGCGCCGCGATCAGGTCGTCGATGTTCAGCAGCTGTTTGTCGATGCCGCCGACATCGCCTTTCGCGTCGTCGAATTCCTTCTGTTCGGCATCGGTGAACGTGCGGCTTTCCTTTTCGGCTGCGCCGAATACGGTTTCCATGCGGGCGACGGCAGCGGCGCGATTCTTCGCCAGTGCTTCGCGTTGTTCGTTCAGCTTCATGTGATCGCCTTCAAATTTGGGTGCCGGTGACGCCCAGCGTTGACGATTGCGATTTCCGCACGACGACGGGCAAGGAACCCTGACGCGGGTTTTGCGAACACGCGGTCGATATCGGATTGAGAAATGCCCAGCGCCAGGCATTTGCGTAACGCCGCAGCCTGTGCAGGCACGTTTACTAGCGAAATTTCCAGCAGTTCGGTGCCGTTGAATTCGAAACCCGTCACGCGATCGTCGCGATCGCGGATCGGCGTCGGTTGCTTCGTCGCCCGAAACCCGACCGATGCGGCCCGCACCATATCTTCGGCCAGCAGCTTGCGCAGGGTATCGACGATTGCGCTGGTGCCCGGCGGGGCCAGCTGGATTTTCGCCAGCAGCTGTTTCGCGTATGTCCATACGCGTTCGGCGCGACCGATCGGCGGTTCGCCCGCCCGGTGCTGCCACAGCACGACGGGATTTTTCCGGTATTCGGAAAGTTCCCAGCCCGCAGCGCGGATCACATCGCCGACGCGATCAGGCGATTCGTCGGAAACGACGATCATCAGTTCGTCGTCGGATTCGGCGCGAAGCTGCGCCGCCTTGAACATCGGGATCGCGTGCGGTGCGGATAGCAAAAAAAACGGCCCCTATTCAAGAGGCCGGGTTTACAACGTGCAGCTGGCAGGGAAAGTCAGCTGCAGTTCACCGTTGCCGGTTTCGGCGGCACGGGCGGAAAGTCGCGTTCCTGTTTTCCAGGTCGGCGTCGATCCGCCAGGTCGCCCATGCGCAGCGTTTTACGCCCGCCGATTTTTCGCGTCAAGATGCGCAGGGCCGGTTCGCGGTGATCATGGCCGATGACATCGGCGAACATTGCCGATCATTGATGCGCAGCCGTTCGCGTCGGCGATGAAAATATATTTTGCGGCTATCATGGTTTCACACGAAAAACACCGCCCCGTCGGTATGTTCGGGCGTCAGGTTCGCGGTCGCCGCGCCGACCGCCATCGCGAGCGCGACGACGCCATCGATCCGCGCCAGGCTCTTGCGCTTCGCGAAAATGCGGCTGCCGTGCCGGTCGATATCGACGACGGCGGATGCCGCGTTCCAGGTCAGCACCGGATTTCGGGCGATGCGAATGCGTTCGGCCAGGATCGCGGCTTCCAGGTCGGTGATCGACTGCGGCATCCATAGCGCCGAATCCTTCGGGCGATTGAACCCCTGCGGGTGTTCGATCAGCGGCAGATCGACGCCCAGGCGGTCGAGTTCATCGCGCAGGTATGACATGCGATAGCGATCGAACACGACGGCGCGAACGTCGAGCGCCGCGTGCAGCTGGGCCAGGCGTTCGGCCATCGGCGCGTAATCGATCGTTTTCCCCGGCACCAGGTTGACCCAGCCCTGCCGCGACCAAACATCGAAGGGCACGCGATCCCGCGCCGAGCGTTCGATCAGCGTGTCGGCGGGCGTCCAGAATTCCGCGCACGCTTCCAGCTGCAGCCCGCCTTCGCCCGTGTCGCCGACGGCGACGGCGGCCAGCGCGGTCAGGTCGGTGGTGATCGACAGGTCGAGCGCCAGGAACACGGGCCGCCCGGCGAAGCGTTCTTCGATCGGCACATCGGTTTCGAATTCGCAGCGCCGCCAGGCGTCGCCGCTGATCCAGGGATTCGCCGCATCAGTCCACTGGCAGAAATGGAGCCGCCGCACCGTCGATTCTTTCGCGGGCATGCCGCGTGCTTCATGCACCTGATCGCGGATATACGCATGCCGGATCGACACGCCCAGGTTCGGGTTCGTTTTCGGCCAGCAGCTTTCATCGGTGAACGGTTCGTCGCCCGCGTCCAGGGCGCAGATGTAGGCGAAGAACCGGTCATCTTCGGTCATGCCTTGCGCGACGCGCAGGCCATAGTCGTGATACCGGAAGCAAACCGAATTTCGATCGGTGCCCGCGTTCGTGATCATGAACAGCAGCGGCTGACGCCGCCCCTTGAATCCGGCCCGCAGCATTTCGATCACGGTGTCGTCGCGGTGTTCGTGAATTTCGTCGATCAGCGCACAGTGCGGGCGCGGCCCCGATTGCCCGTCATCGCTGGAAATGGCGCGGAAGAATGACGACTGATGCGTGAGGTTCCAGGGATGCACGCCGCCGATCTTGCGGATCACCTTCGCGAGTTCGGGCGATAGATCGACCATCGCGACGGCATCGCGGAATAGCACCATCGCCTGATCCTTCTTCGTCGCGGCGGCGTAGATTTCGGCGCGTGATTCGGCATCGGCGATCAGCATGTAATGCCCGATCGCGGCGGCGAGCGGCGATTTCCCCTGACCCTTGCCCGCTTCGATGTAGGCGACGCGAAAACGCCGCGCACCCGATGCGTCAACCCAGCCGAACAGTGACCCGACGATGAACGCCTGCCACAGTTCCAGGTGAAACGGCACGCCTTCGAATTCGCCGCCGTTCAGGCACAGGATGTCGTCGAAGAACCCGAAGGCGCGGGCGACTAGCGCCCGGTCGAAGCGGAATTTCTTCGCCTTCAAGTCGGCCAGGTGCCGGGCGCAGGCGGCCCGCACGATCGGCCCGGCGACGATCTTCCCGCGTGTCACCAGCTGCGCATAGTGCGTGCAGGCATCCAGCGGCGTGCGTGCCACTGTGCCCCCAGCTGCAGCTGATGCGCCGCCGCGCCGCTATGCGGCGGGCGACGGTAAAATCAGCATGGTTTCCCTGACGCGGGAGTGTGTGAAATGAAAGATGACGAACGGCTGCCGCCGCACCTGCGCGGCATCAACGCCGGGCGCTGCGCCGCCGCCAGGCAACGCGCACGGCTGACCCAGGCCGAAGCCGCGACGCAAATTTACTTGGGCAAGGCATCGCGCTGGGCCGAATACGAAACCGGCCTGCGCCGCCCCGACCCGGCCCGCTTCGAATTGTTCCTGTTGCTGAACGATCTGCATCCGATCTATCGCCTTGTCAGGAAACGACCGCAGCCCGGCGAGTAGTGCGCGGCACGAAACAGTCGCGCAGCTGCCCGGTGTCGCGATCGATGTGATCGCGGATGCCGCAAACATCGTGCATGAATTCGTAATCGTTGATCATCAGCAGCTGCGCCAGGTCGAGCGGGTTCCCGTTCGCATGGCAGGCGACGATATCCATATAGGCGATGCGAAACGGGTGCGGGAAATCGCGATAGAACCCGCGATCGTCGGCACGTTGCGCGATCGCGATCGCCAGGTCGTGATCGAGTTCGGAAATTTCCCAGCTGATCATCGCGTGAAATATCCGGCGATGTGATTGCCGCCCTTCGTGTAGGCGATGACGCGCCAGCGATTGCAGTCGCGGCACGGCTGTTTGTTTTCGATCGTGACCAGCCCCCGCGTCATGTGCTGTTCTTTTCCCCAGCGATGCCGCATGCCCAGGAACTTGCACGGCCCGGCGGTGCGTTCGAACATCACAGGTTGTTTTCGTCGAGCGGTTCATAGGCGTCGGGCAGCACGGGCCATTCGGGCAGCCCGCGTTCTTTCCGCTTCGCGTTGACGAACGCGATGCAGCTGGCGCAGATCGGTTCGCGTGTTCCGCCCGGCGGCGTGAAGCTGGGCACCGAATGCGGGTTATAGCTGAATACCTGATGACACAGCAGGCACGGCCCCATGACGGCGAGAAAGCCCATCGCTACACCCAGCATTCGACGATGCACGGATCGTCGCCCGCGTTCCGCGCCAGGCATACGCGACCGATCGGGATCAGCGCCCGCAGCTGCGCCAGCGTCGGCGCGGTCAGCACATCAGCGGTCGGTCGTGTCGTGCTATCGAC